CTGGCTGCTCAGTCCCAGGCGCCGTGATCTCCTGACCTGCTGGCGTAAAACATGTACCATTAGCAGGGTCCCAAGAGTTCTTATTTGCGCACCAGCCTGGGCGAGGGGCCATTACTTGCTCCCTAAAAAGACAAACCGCTTGCCAGTATCAATCAAATCAGTACGCTTCTTCTTGTAGTCCCAGCCGCCCTTAGCCATAATGGCGCGTCTTTGAGCCCGGGAGGTGATCCACTCTCCTGACTCAGAGATATGCTCATCAAAGTATGGCTCAATAGGATCTTCTCCGAACCCTTTACCAGAACCATGAGGACAATGCATCCAGTCGCCTGCATATCGAATAGTCTGGCAATCGTTGCAAACAAGGACGGTGACCGTAACCTTCTCTCCGTCCTTCTCAACCTCACGCTGCTCCTCGTGGTAGTCGGGAGACTCCCCGTTGCCGTTCACCTACGCCTCCTCATCCTCGTCACTATCATCGTCACCAAGCATGGCCTCAGTCTCCATGAGTCGAGCCTTCTTCATCACCAGCTCACTCTGGAGTGACTTGAGCACCTTATTGCTAGCCGCCTGGTGGTCAAAATCTTTGATGTGCCCTGCCAGAACTTTCAGCTCAGACTTGAGCCTCTTCTTCTCTTCCTTGCGCCACTTGCTGTCATCCATAGGGTAACTGTCTATGGAAGCCCTGATGTTGAGAGATGGTGTTCCCCTAGAGAAGTTAACAGGGGCATTTGCAGTACTGGACTTCTCTGCAACAGGTGTCTTTCCCTTGGATAGAAGCGCTGTCGCCAGATGCCCAAATTCCTTAGCCTTCTTTGCCATTTAACCTCCTGCTACGCCAGCTGAAACTGGCGAAGGACCGCCTGGTGACGGGGGTGGTGCTTCTGGCCCCGGAGCTTCAGGAGCCTTGGGCGACGCGGGAACTGGCCCTGCCTTCTCCCCAGGAGCAGGTGTGGTCCCAGTTGGTTTCACACCCTTCTGTACTGTCTGCATGTTCATCTGAACAATGAAAGCCAGAGCATCCATCAGTGCGTCAATGTCCTCGCCTGCCTTAATACCAGCCAAGGCCAGCACCCTCTTAAGCAAGGTGGGCACATTGGCCAGAAGCATGGCAGCTTGCGGATTGGACATGAAGTTGAGCACCTGCATCAACTTCTGCCCGCGCTCAGCCTCGGCGACAGGCGTCAGCGTCTCGATGTCCACCTCGACATGCCAGTTGATGCCAAGGGTGGCATCCCTGAGCCTCTCCGCCTGGATCTGCTCGTAGACTTCAGAAACTTCTGAGACACCAGCCAGCGCCATGGGAGAGTCCAGGTCCACGTTCCTCGCAATCCAGTGGACCAGGTTCATATTTTCTACGGCAAGAAGAATCATCTCTTCGATGATCTCAGCCAGCCAGTACGCCGTCTTAGTGCGCCTAGAATCATCAACAGCAGAAGTCTTGGCGTTAGCTACCATTACACGAGTGGCTGTCTGTGTAGCCGGGTTCAAAGGATCCCCACCAGGAGTTCCAGCTTCCGTGAACTCATCCCGTGACAAGCTCAGCGTCTGGATTGCTGTGCTCGCCGTAGAGGGCTGAGCCACAGGTTCAATTGGGCTCCTGGTCCCCTGTCGTCTCGGGATCATAAGGTTCATGTCACGAGACTGGAACTTTGCAGCATCGTCTGCTGTGATGGCCTCTTCGTCGTAGGTGTAGCGCTGAACAGTCGAGATGCGCTGCTTGCGCAGGTACTCTCTGCTATCGTTGTACTCGTCCTGTGAGTCCAGCAACAGATAGACAGGAGGCACAGGCAAGAAGTGATACGGGTCAATGTCATGACGCAAGAACTTCAGTGGGCAGCGCTGGAACGGTCGCTTCATCAGAATTTTGTCGTGGCCTTGAGCTAAGACATACTTAGTCATGGTGCGCAGATCCCAGATGCGGTAGATCCGCACTCGATCCACGCTGCCTAGACTGTCATTAGCTGCCAACTCATCTGTCCCAGATTTCAAATCCTCTGTATTTATGTACCCTGGAGCCTTCTTAATATCCTGTAGCGGGTAGTCTTCCCAGTACCCCACAAAGTCGTTGTTAAGAAGAATGGCCTTATCACTACCAGAAATGATGATCTGATTAGCAGTGATAAACTTAACGTAGAACTGCTCACTCCTCAGGCTCTGCCTAAGCCTATCAATCTCCATCTTCATGGAGTCTACGTCAGAATTTTCGTCAACTTCAAGACCAACCTGATCCACCACTGGAGTGGGCAGATCAGTTTCCTTAGTCTCTTGCAGATCCGGTCTTGGGGCTAACGTATTATCCAAGTAGTCTGCTGAGTACCCTACTTCAACAACTCCAAGAGCCCAAAAAGATTCTTTAAACGCGAGATCTGTATTTTCCTTGAAGCCAGTAGACTTGTCTTTAACTAGGCTGACACCTGTATCCTGCAACAGCTTAGCCTTGTTGCTGATCGTCTCACGTGGGGTGTCTGCCCGTTCAGGTTTGGCGACTACCTTTCCATATGGCTCATTAAAGTAAGTCGCAACCATCAACTCTTCGACTTCAGGGTGGATCTTGTTATGCTGAGCTTTACGCTCATTGCCGTCCATAGGCTCGGTACGCTGCTCACCTCGCCAGTACTGGTAGCAATCTTCGATTCTTAGCTGCTTCTTCCAAGTAGCAACGACAGTCTTCCCTACGTCAATTCGTCGCATCCACGTTGCGACTTCCTTGGCTTCTTGCGACGCGTTGGGAACTGGAGCGACTGTCATCCCCACTAGTTCTGGCTCAGCTCCTTGCGACGATCAGCAACAGCAGCAAGAACCCCCTTGCGGCCTCCTGCGTTCTTCTGATTCGCCAACTCGTCCTGTTCAAGAAGCTCCAGCTCTTCAAGAGATGCTGCCTCCTTGATCAGACTAATGGCAACATCACTCGGTACAGTGGAGATAGCTCCAGGAGTAAAATCAGGTCTCTTGGCCTCTGGCTCTACTGTAGCAGTAATAAGGCTCTGCCACTCCTCAGGACTGAGCACTACTGTGCGAATGATATCAGCATTCTCAGTACCATTGTGGCCCACTCTGATAGCCATACCACCAACAGCAGTTGGGTCAAACCTCAGTCCACCATAAATAATTGTCACACTACCCTCCAAACTTGTAGCTGTTGCCAGCTGCAACAGCATTCCGTCGTTCCTGCAACCGTTTGCGGAACCTTGAGACTTGAGGTGCTGCATCGTAGTCAGCAACCCTGATCAATCCCGGGGCCAGCGGCTCCTCAGGCTCAGGAGGACCGAGCGCAGGACGACCAACTACAAAGTACTTGCACGCATCATAGGCATGATCAATGACTGTCTCGTCGCGTTCGTCAAGCCAAATCTCACGATCTCCAATCTTAGACCTGACTCGCATCTGAGCGCCAATCTCGCCAATGACCTTCTCGCAGCCAAACTGGTACTGTGGGCCCCTCTTGATAAAGTACAGTCTGGGGGCCCCCATCCTACCTGTGAATGGGTTGCGATGGTAGGGATCAATGCGCAGATACTCCTTCATACGGCTACGAGTTGCACTCTCGTCATTCTCAGCAGGCTGCCAGTACAGTGCAGTCTCACGAGGCATTACACGAGTATCTGTGTAGTCATCAGCCACTGACCAGGTTGGAGGTGAGTCTAGCGTACGGCCTCGGGTCTTCGCGAAGATCTGAGGATCAGCGTAGTTGGAGTAGTAGCGGCCCTTGACTTCTCCATCCTCTTTGCTCAACTGGGTAATGTTCTTGCGATGGGTAGATACCAGCTGATCTGCTTTGTAGTACTCCCTGTACACAATGATATTGCCGTGACTGTCCGTCGCATGCCACAAGCAGCAAGTAGGAACAAACTCACCATGATCCAGCGAACGGTGCAGCTTCATCGTTCTGATAACACGTTCAACAACAGCGTCAGTCGGTTCGATGATGCTGTCCTTGCTGATCAGGAAGATTTTGCCTTCTGGATTCCCCCACTTGGGTCGTACATACCGACGAACATAGTCATCATCCTTAGCCAGCGCGGCATCGACGTTAGCCTGGATGGCATAGACGTTGTCCTCGGTGTTGACCAGTCTACTCTCGTACCCCAGCGCCTTCCAACGCGCGCGTTCAGGTGACTCTTCGGCGAAGCGACGGAAGAGCCAGTGCCCTTCGTCAGTAACGTAACCCTCAGCAAAGATAAAGCGAGGAGGGATGAGCACGTCCCCTTCCTTGCTCTTCCATGGCCACTTTTCTGGTCCGCCAACTGCATCAAAATCTTCCTGTGGTATGGTTGCTCCTGTCCAACGTCCAACGCGCACGTCCAGCAGATCAAATGCCTTCTCGGTAATCTCCTCAGCCTGGGAGACATAAGCAAAGTTAAGTTCAAGACCTGCCAGCAAGTCAAGGGAGTTCGGCTGATCAAGATGGATGAAGTAGACACGCGACCCATTGTTGAGGTCAAGTTGTCCCTCCTTCCTGTTCCCTCTGTTATACAGATCTGGGGAACACCACTGATACCACGACTCCATGGTTGTCTTGAGCAGCTGAGTGTAGCTGCGGCGGATGACAGCCATCCTCGAACCAGGGTACTTGATTAAGAGTGCAATGGACTTGAGAACACAGCCTGCCGTCTTGCCGCTGTTGATTCCACCGACCAGCAAAGTGGGCGCAGCTCCGCGCTCGAAGAGCCATTGCTGGCCTTCATTCGCCCACTTATTTATGGTCTTAGGCGGCATTACTTCTTAGTAGCCCTCATTTTGAGCACAGCAATGGCAGCAGCATCACTGGCCAGTTCCAGAAACTCACCCTTCTTGATCTCTGCGTTGAACACATTGTCGAAGACAACCTTCTCCTCGGTGGTCAACATGTTCACTGCAGGACGTGTCATAGCACTTACCGCAGTAGCTGCAGGAGCAACGGCCACCACTTCACCACTCTCAGATGTAGCTTCGCGCTCCACTGAGCGACGTTCGATGGGCTTAGTGAACTTGATGTACTTATCTGCCGCCCCAATGAGGAACAGTATGCGTCCGACGACTTCAACAACTCCTTTTGCCTGAGCGTCATCAAGTCCAAAGGCATATGCCACCATAGGGACGTGATCAAGAATTTCCGGAGCATACATCAAGACAAAGCCGCCGATCATCTTCCAGCCAGTTCCAGCGCGGCGCACCCGGATCCAGCCTACAGGCCACTTCTTCGCCCCCCAGGCATCCACACGAGCAAAGATCCCATCTACTGCCTTCTGGATGAAATGCCCCTTGAGGTCCTCGCGCTTTTTGCCCAACCAGCTACCAAGGCTCATTTCTTAATTGCCTTGACAGCTTCTACCGGGTCAACTGCGATGCCAACGCGAAGAATATCCCTTCGTTCAATAACCCCGACAAGCGACCCAGACACTGACAGTGTGGCATCTCCAAACAGCAGAACTCCGCTGCTGATGGGCAATTGCCCATACATCAGAAGAGCCAAGCCACTGTGAGTACCTGTGCAACTCTGCACATCAGGGCAACTGGCCGAGGCTTCGTCAAACCCGAGGAGGAAGGTTCCGGAGGCGTTGCTCTTGCGAGCATCAAACCTGACGCCGATCCCGGCCTTCCTTGACAGATGTTCGATGGGGGCAGGATCGCTGGCCCCCTTGAGGCGAGATGCAAAGCCTCCTTCAATAACAACTGTCGTGTCAACGTCTCTCAGGTGCCCTATGACATACCCGTACCAGAATGCGGCCCCTGCCGATTTGTAGGTCTGAACATCGAGCGCCGTGATCGTCTGGCCAGGGGTGGTAGAGAACTCCAGGCGAGCTCCAATACGACCCAAACTCCGACCATCACCAAACGCCAGCGGCCCATCGGTATTCACCTTGAATTCCGGGGTAACATCAGTACCAGCTTCTCCTGTCATGGTGATCAAGCCACCCAGGTGAGTATCCACATGGAAGCCACGAGCATTTTGCTTCTTGACTGCTTCTCCAAAGATAGGGGTCACGATAACCGGAGGAGGCGGCGGGCTCGGAGGATCGAGCACGGGCGAGGGCAGCACCTCCTCCGGCGGATCAGTCGGAGTCAAGTCGAAGGGTTCAGCTATCGGCGTTGGCGAAGCCTTTGGCGCTGGTCTCCCAGAAGAAACTGGCGCATCAGCAAGCACCACAACTGCGAGGCCAAGCCAAACGAGAGTGGCGATCAAAAGTCGCCGCCTCAATTGATGCCCCCGCTCTTAGTCGTGACCCAGACCTTCTTGTCAGGATCTGTGTAGATAGCCGTCACAGTGAACACTGTTCCAGAGACTCTGTTCTCGGCAGGTGTCC